TCAACATCACCACCACCACCAACACCAACACCACCACCACCACCACCACCACCACCGTCCTGTAGCCTCGCACATGGCCTGACATGTTGCGAGGGCATCACCAGTATAGCTATGTACCAACAAGTGCAGAGTACCATGAGATTGCCAATCCCCTCATCTCACCCATTAAAGGGGTTAGTATGCGTCTACCTAGAAGCATGCAGCAGACCCAGGCCCGCAGTCAACAACTTGGGCCCTTGTTGCGGAACATGCACCCTGTTGTTCCCGACAATGGTTGGTATAACACGATCGCAGCTTTCCGTAAACGTTGTAATTATTACAACGCGTCTCGGGCTACTCCTAAGATTGTGTCAAATAGTCTAGGGTTTATTCGCGCAATTTGTCCGTCCCAGCTAGAAGCTTTCAACTGGACAGAGAATCTTTACGCTGAGTGGCTTTCCAAGTTTGGTTTCGAAAAACAGGAAAGAATGGAGGCCTCGTTGCACCGGTTGTGCGAGGCTAACATCAAGGACTACTCACGTAAGGACATCTTTGTCAAGGTTGAGGCGCTTTTAGTGACCCATAAACCGAATTGGGCACCACGTGTCATCTTCAAGGGGACTGACCTCTACAATGCAATATCTGGGCCCATTGTGAATGAGCTCATGAGGAGGTTTGACCTACTACTTGAAGGTATGACCGGTCCAATAAGGTTTCGGACAAGTTACAAGAAGACACCCTTGGACTATACTAGTCACTTGGAAAAGAGGGAAGAAGACGAGTATTGGCTCGAAGCCGACTTTTCGTGCAATGACAAGTACCAGTGCAGTGACGTCATGCTTTTGGAAGTAGCTTTCATGCGGTTGTTGGGATGCCCTGAGTGGTTTGTTCGCCTTCATCTGAAGACTAACAAATTCACAGTTAAGTCAAGTAAACATGGTATCTCAGCTACTCTTGAAAACCAGCTTCCAACTGGCGCCACTGATACGACCTTTCGGAATACGTTCTGGAATGGTTGTATACTCTGGACTTTTTTGCGCACGACTGGGATCAGCACCTGTCGAGCCATGATTCTGGGCGATGACATGTTAGCCATCGTTCGCGGCGTTTGTAAGTACGCAGCCAAGACATACACTTCCATTGCAGCTGAGGCTATGATGGAAGCGCAAGTATTGAGGCATAACGGGCTTTGGGAGGCTACCTTCCTTAGCAAGTTTTTTGTTCCATCTACCGGTGACCGGCACCTCACAGTCCCCATTCTTGGGAAGGCCCTCGGTAGATTTAACATGCGTGCCAATCTTAACCAGGCCGTGTCCGACAATGCCTATATGGCCGGCAAGGCTATTGGTTATGCTTATGAGTTTCGTTTTTACCCAACTGTCAGGAACTTGTTTTTGGAACGGTTCAAGTACGAGTTCAGTTTACTCCCGCTGGTCGGGGGCAAACGTCAAATGGAGGTCGATATTTCCTGGAATGCAAAAACAGCTGGAGTCACTTTGTCAAATATAACACGAAAGCTTGTTGAACAGCAAGTCTTGAGTGATTATGATTTTCACTGTTTTTGTTGGGAAAGGTATCGTCTTTCAGGCAATGCCGTCTTGGACTTGTTCCGCGACATAGTTCTTGGCACTGAAAACATAGATTATTATGGGGTTGTTGTCTCTACGTTAGCTCAAGATTTCTTGTGAATCTTGACTAATGGCCCTGGCTGCCAGGTCAGGGGAGGGCAACCGGTCCTCGGACCGTAATCCCACGAGTGTCTTTATTGACGAT